CCCGCCGATGAGTTTGACTATACCAGTTGGTCCATCCACTTTCAATACTATCGGAACAGTGCTTTGGTTATAGAACTCCTTAACTTCTTCAAGAAATTCTCTATCGTCCTCTAAATCAAAAAAGTGATAATCTATGCCAGCAAAACCAAGCAAGTCTGTTGACTCGACACAGTATGGGCATGAAGAACGTCCGTACACCAAAAAACTAATTGCTCTAGCCATGGAGCAAACTCCTTTTTCCGGTCGCTACTTCCCTGACTAGGTCTTCATATTTCGCCAATACAACAATAGTCTCCACCTGTTGACCCACTGAGTATCTCACCTCTGATGTGGACTCGTTACTGCACGGTTGGTTATTAACCTCTCTGATCATTGGCCATCCTCCTGATGACGGTCGGATGGAGACTATGTACTCTGGGTTTATTGATATTTTAGTTGTTATGAAATGTCCGGTGATTTTAGATCTTGTATCTCTCTCTATCTTATCAAGCGTCAGCATTTTCTCCCAACCCTTTCACTGCCTTAGATAGTTGTTCCACCTTCTCCATTGCTTCTTTCATTTGCACTTCCTGATCGCCTGTGGGATCCGGCTTGGGTGAAAAGTTTGCAAGGAATCCGGTCAATACACCTTCCATATCTGCAGTAGTCTCCATAATATCCGATGAGATCATCTTTGCCGTGGTCGTCTTGGAGAGTGAATTGACTCCATGGTCTCCACTTTCTGACAACTCTTCGCACAGACTTACCAACTCTTTCGCCTTAGACAAGACATCTGATGCCATCTCGCTGATGACTTTCGGGATCTTGTTAGACTCTATCGTGTAAGAAATTTTTACTTTCATTGCTTTCCCTTTGTTTAGTTAAATCCTCGGAGCGCAAAGGCGCTGGCGAGACCAATTAGTGCTGTAAAGAATGTCCACAGTATTTTTGAGGAGGTATCCTTCCATGCTTCGAGCGCTCGAATTCTAGCATACAACCCCTCATCAGGATTATAAACTGCTTCTTTTATCTTCGAAACGTTCTCCAGCATCTCGTCTTGGCGGTCCTTGACCGTCTCTATTGTTAAACAAACCTTATCAATCTTTCTAGTTAACTCTACTACCAATTCGTTAGACAAATCTGACATGTCAATAACCCCCTTATTCATGAACTCTACAAATAAATAGTGACTTAAATGCTACTACTCCTCAATAATGGCATAATTCGTAGTCAAAAGAGTTCCTGCTGCTGAGACTGCATTTCTCAAGGCGTTCTTAGTTACTTTGGCAGGATCGATTATTCCAGACTCATACATGTTAGTGCTAGACCCGTTCAAAAAGTCGAAACCGACTTCGGGATGTTCGTCCATAATGAGTTTGTCAACGTCTTCGTAAGTGTATCCCGCATTATGTGCCATGGCAGTGATAGGAGATCGAAGAACGTGAAGAAAAATCTCTGCAGCGTATTGCTCGTCCTTGGTGAGATCTAACGCCCCTATATCGTCTGTAAGCGCTTGTGATATCCGATAGAGGGTAAGACCTCCCCCAGACACTAAACCCTCCTGCTGGGCGGATCTTACTGCCTCTAATGCGTCTTCTATGCGATGTTTCTTCTCCACCATCTCCACCTCCGTTGGCGCACCAACTCTGATGATCGCTACGCCGCTTGACAGTCTTGTAATTCTATTCTGCAATGCCTCGGCATCCGCTAATGATTGCGAAGTACTGACCTGATTTTCTATATCCTCTATCCTGGATTGCATCTCTGAGTGGTCTCCGCCGCCTCCGACTATGATGGTTCCATATTTCGACACCTCGATCTGATGGCAAGTACCGAGGTCGTTAATAGTTATGTCACGCAACTGATCGCCCAACATTGTTCTAAAATATTTAGCACCAGTGGCGATAGATAAGTCTTCCATCATTGACCTGCGCTCCTCTCCATAACTTGGAGATTTGATCGCTGCGACTTTCATCGAACCACGAACACTGTTCATGATCAATGCGGATAACGCCTGCCCTTCGACACTGTCGCAAATAAAAACTATAGGTTTTTGCTCTCTTGCAGCAATCTCCAACACTGGCAGTATTGTCTGCACCTGGTCGACCTGTGCGTCACAAAGAAATAGTAACGGGTTTTCATACCTACAGATGTTTCGTCTCTCATCTGTTACGAAATAGTTCGACAGGTACCCAGACTGGAATCTAAAACCCTCCACTAGATCGAGAGTCGTTTCTGTTGAGCGACCATCTTCGATTGTAACAGAACCTCCCTTACCAACCTTGTCTACCGCTGTGGCAACAAGATCACCAATAACCTGGTCGTTGTTTGCAGATATCTTAGCAACAAAGGCAATGTCGGTGGCGCTAGAAATAGGGCGAGACATGTCCTCAATCTTGTCGCACACCATATCACAAACCTTGTCCAAACCACGCTTGACCTCCACAGGACTAAGACCTTTTTCTATAAGGTCTAGAGACTTTGAAAATACTGCCCTTGCAAGTATAGTAGAAGTGGTAGTGCCATCACCTGCGTCTGAATTCGTCTTTTCAGATGCCTGCTTTACAATCTCAACAGCGGCGTCCTGAAAGGGGTCTTCTAGGTTTACAAACCTTGCAACCGTTACACCATCTTTTGTAATTACTGGCTTGCCATCCTTGTTTCTAAGGATGACATTGCGACCCTTAGGTCCATATGTTGACGCTACGTTGTCGGCGAGTTTGTTGACGCCGTCAAGCATTAGGCGATGGAGTTCTTTACCATCAGAAAATTGCTTCATTGTTACCTCTCTTTGTTATGCTTTGATGTGTATTATAATAAACACGTTTTGTTTATTTGTCAAGTGTTTTTATACTTGAATTGAGTTTTTACCAATACGCCTAAGTGGTTTCGACATTATCCTTACGGAAATGCTGGCAGACTTTACGATCTCGATCCCATGGACCTCTTCTGTTTCTATCTTCACTCCCATACTCTTGAGATGATCCTCTTTGGTAACTCCTTCCGGAGGGTTTACAAAGTTAATCTGTGCAATCTCTTCCGCTGAGAACGGCACCTTGAACCCTCCAGGTCCGAAGCGACTGTGGAATGCAGGTTCATATTCACCTGACGGTGTTTCGGGTTTTTGGTATATTCCCTCTGCAGAGATAGTAACTTCAGACTCTCCAGTCTTCTTAACCGAGAACTCTCCAAGCACCAAAAAATCTGCTGAAGTTGGCCCAGACCCATAAATCATCGGAACCCTGCTGGAAGACCTATTCTTCATAGGTCGGTAGAACCCAGCAGTTGACCGCTTCGGTCCATCCTTGGAAAACAGTATGTCTATACGCCATTTCCTAATTGCTGCTTCCATGAAGTCTGATGCGTCCTTCTTATCACTAGAAATAAGATTTTTATACGCTTCAAACGTTGGTGCTTTATGTGAGATCCCGGATCCGGGTACAATTTCACCCGAACTTCGAACAGCGTAAAAATCACATATGCCCCAGCGATCTGGATTCTTCACGAACCCTGCCACATTCTCAAACCTCTCGTCGCCTATGATGATCGTGCCAGGTGTTTCAATCCCTATCCCAACAGCGTCAATCTTCCTATTCAAGTCGTGAAGATATTCTTCCTCAACGGCATCTGATTGCTCTGAAGCGGTACGCAAATATCTAATTCTCTTACCTGGTTTGACACCCGTTAAGGTTATGTTTTCATCATCTAATAATACCGCACCCGTAAAGAATTTTGGTCTCGGGTTGCCTAACCTATTGGCATCTCCGATTAAAGAAATCAACTCTTCCTCGCTGTATTTTTTCTCGGTAAAATAAAACCTCAAAACCAACCCATCTGTTGATTTGTTTTGCTTGACGAAGATTCTGCCTTTGGCCACGGATTGCAATACCTCAAGATTCCTATAGTTCTTGTACTTTCCAAGAGTATTGACGACGATTGGGAATATCAGCTTCTTCAGTTTGCTTGAGGAGTACTTGGTTGGGTCAACATAATACCAATTCCTCACATTCCTCACAGTGCCCTCTGTGATTGCTGACATCATTTCGACCAGTTGCTCTAGTAGTACTTCTTTATTCATAAATAATCGTCTGCAATCCCATATTTGATAGCTTCCCCTGCAGATAAATAGACGTCAACGTTGTTTAAAAGTAATTTTTTAATCTTGCGTCTGGACAGTTTTGTGCACGAACAGAGGTAGTCAAAATACATATCTTGAAGTTCTTTTGTCTCCCTCATCTCGTTCTCTACATTAGGGAAGGATCCATGATGACCACTGATCACGCTGTGGAGCATGACTCGGCAATTCCTGCCGATCTTTCTCATGCCTTTGGTGCCACTTGCAAGCATCAACACTCCTGCTGACATGACCTTACCAATACCAACAGTCTCAATATCGCAATCCCTCTTGATCATCTCCATTACATCTAAAATAGAGAACATATCAGAAACTACGCCGCCGTGTGTAGATATGTATACCCTAAACGGTCTTACGACCGACATTACCGTACCGTCCTCTGCCTCAAGGACATCTTCCCTTGTATGATTAAAATACAACATCGCCTGAACTACATCCGAGGCCATTCTCTCGTTGATATCTCCATAGCAATTTATTGAACGAATATCATCCTTGCCATCAGACTGTCCGCCGATGTTGTTGATGATGTACAAGGGTTGCCCCAACTCCTCAGAGACGGTCTTGGTGACGTCAGTCGGAAGCGACTCGCCCTTCTTCTTCTTATCAGATGACTTTTTTGGCATTATAAACTCTCTCCTTATCAGTAGGTGTTCTCTCTACGATTCTATATGGGAATTTCCTTAAAAAAGATTTCCATTTTACGTCACTCTTGAACGCCATTTGGAATATCAGTATTGTCTCTTTGCTTACAGGCGAAAAACCTTCCGCACACTCTTTCCAATCTTTCAGTACATTGATGACTGGTTTGATCTTACGTCCGTCTTTGTAGGACACTTGTATTCTACATACAACCGACTTATCGTCGTTCTTAGTCTGTCTCCAAGCAGTAATATTCATGATTTGCTTGATCCTTTCCGTAATTCTAAATACTTGTGATACTTCCTGGGGATTGATCCGACCAGTATTGAAGTCGTTATCAAATCCCAGTTCTTTATTAATTCCCTTTCGGGAGCGCATTGATTGGCGGACTCTTCTTTCGACAGTCCAACCTCCTCTAACCATTCCTCCTTCGTTTTAAGGGCAGATTCTAATTGCTTTCTTGTTCTTAATATGATTGGTATATAACTTGCGATGATCGACACAAAGATCTTTCTTTGCTCGTTGGCGTGGACCAGACGCCTCAATATTAAAGATAGTGAGGCGCCGGCAATAAACCACATTAGTGAAGGTAACATTTCCATACTCTTAATATATCAATTCCTTTCCAGGAAGTCAAGTATAAAGTCAGTCTTTTATAGTTTGATGGACTCTGCGATGCGCTTGGCAACTCTTGCTGCAATTCTCTCAGCAACTTCTTCCAACTCTTCTTGATCCATCTCGGAGAGACTCTCAGTCTCTGCCAGTTCCTCAGGTTCTTCTTCCATTTCTGGTTCTTCATCCTCAAGTCCTGGTTCTTCGTCCATCTCTGGTTCCTCCGAACCTTCACCCTCGACAGCAGACAGGATCTGGTCTAAGATGTCACGAGCAGTTCTCAATGAAGCAACGTCGCCCTCTGGAACATCAACCTCGATGTCTTCCATGTCTCCACCTTCTTCTGGTGCGTCAAGAGGTTCTTCTTCCATTTCTGGTTCCATCTCCATCTCATCTTCACCTGGTGCTTCTTCTGCTTCCATCTCGTCTTCAGCAGCGTAACGCATCTCTTCAAGATCCTCGGTATCTTCTTCCATTTTTTTGCGACCCTCTTCGTCTTCCTTGGACGCTCGCATCTCGTCGAGGTCTTCGTTCTCTTCGAGTTCTTCGTTCTCTTCGAGTTCTTCACCCTCGTCGAAAACGTACGCTTTCTCGTGAATTGGTCTCAGTCCGGCAATTTGCCAAAACCTTCTTGTAGTTGCCTCATTCAAGAGTGCTTTCTTTGTTCTATTAGACATGTCTTTCTCCTTTTAGAAAAATAGTATTTTTGTTAACAATAATAAATAGAATAAACAGTATGAAAAAGAATAGTTAAATTATTCTACAAACTGTTTAAGGTTCTTTTTGTGAGTAAGTTTCCTTAAAGCATTGATTTCTATCTGTCTCACCTTCAAATAATTGATCTGTAAGCGGTCTGCAACCTCATGCAGGGTCAACCCTTTGTCGCAACCACCTTTGCCTTTTTCCTCGATTGACACCAGGCTGCAATTGTATTCGTCCGGATAATCGATCCACTTCCTACAGTCTCCATTCGGGCAATCCGTCTTCAATTCTTTACACAGTCGTGCGCACTTTGGCAATTCGCTCATTAGGTATCGTCTTCTCCTCTCTCAATTAAATCAAAAACAAAATCGATGTCGCACTCAGTCAGTCCCAAGTCTTGTAAGATCTGGTTGCCTTCCTGCACGTCTTCTTTCGCCTTTGCGATCTTCCTTTTACCCAATCTAGCACTCCTTTCTTTTATCTCTGTCACGAAAGATATTAGATTGGGATCGTTACTTATATACCCTGTTATGACTGCTCGAAAAAACTGAGTTTTTGACAACCCATCCCTTCTCAGTCTGACTACCAGATCTGCGTGACGCTTATCTGTGTCCGAAAACATGATCGCCTTCTCGTCCTGACCATAACCGCCTCGGTAGTTCATCTTGCCCCCAGAATGTGCGTACTGCTCTCCACTTGAGATGCTGAAGTTTGTACGATAAACTCTGCACGTGCTTGCAATTGAGTTATGTTTCTTGCGCCGCTGTAAGATAATCCCGATCGGATGTTCTGTGTCAGATCATTTATTATATCAATAACAGAACCTTTGTACGGGATCGTCGTTGATATACCTTCCAAAGACCTTGCTTCGCCTCTCCAATCTGTTTGTGCTTCTACGCTTGCCATGCCCCTGTAGACCTTATACTTTTTACCATCACTGCCGCTGAAGGTCTCACCGGGACTCTGGTCCGTGCCTGCGAGCATTGACCCCAACATCACAAAATCTGCGCCTGCGGCAAGTGCTTTGACGACATCACCTGCAGTCTTGATTCCGCCGTCTGCAATGATAGGCACTCCATCCTCATATCCACAAGTTAGTACGGACTCAAAAGTTGGAACCCCGTGTCCTGTCTGTATTCTAGTTGAACATATGGATCCTCCACCGATACCAACTCGTACGGCGTCTGCGCCCCAGTCTGAAAGTGCCCTGTACCCTTTTGGTGTTGCGACATTGCCGGCGATTATGGTTATCTCCTCACCATACTTATCCCTTAACGATTTCAGTGCCCTCTCAACCAAACTGTGGTGTCCGTGGGCGACGTCCAAACAAAAGATGGTGACTTTCGATTGTTCATGCAAATGGGCGACCCTCTCCATATAATCTCCACTGGCGCCGATGGCGGCCGCAGCATTAAGTGGTGTCATTTGCGCCTGTTCGAGTATTGAGCAGTATCTATGCGTCACGGCAAGTCCGCCAAGTTCCCCTAGCGTTGCTGCCATTTCTGCACCTGTGACCGTATCCATCGGACTAGATATAATAGGCAGTTGGTATTGGCGGTTACGAATACTTCTGGAGATATCAACTTCAGACCTAGACTCGATGTCGCTAAATTGGGGTGCCAAAAGCACGTCGTCAAAACTATGCGTCGGTCTTCTCATTGCGCACCTCCTCTTGCAGATCTTTTACGAACTTAGTTGCTGATTCCCAACAAGTTGGGCAGTAAAGATTTACCTTATCTTCTTTCTCCCTCACCACTACATTCCAGGTCATCGCTTGCTCTTTGTTAGATCGATCATATGGTTCGAAGCACGTCAAGCAGTGGTCTGGTATTTTGTCGAAAAGGTTCAATGTCCGCTTCATATCTTTCTTGGACTGCTTTTGTTTCGACCTTCTGATCTTTCTAGACGCCCCCATCACAAACCCGTGGATCCAAATCCGCCGTCGCCTCGGGAAGTGGCGGATGAGTACACTCTGTCTTCTTCGACCTCTCGTAATGACGGTTGTTCAATTCTCACAAAAACTCCCTGGGCGATTTTTTGCCCAGGTTCAATATACTGAATGTTTTTGCCTACGTTCTGCAGGTTTACAAATATCTCCCCGTCGTAACCTTCGTCGACGACACAAGCACCAGTAATCAACTGGGTCTTTGTCGCTATGCCAGACTTGTTCATTATTTGTAACATGCATCCACGTGGTACCTCCATCTTGATTCCTGTTTCCAACAAGATGCTGCTTCCCGGTTTAACCCTTGCTGCGGCACCCTCGACAGGACAGAAAAAGAAGTCCATTCCAGCGTCAGTCTGGTGTGCTCTCAAGGGCATCTTTGCCTCGGGTCGAACTCTGTATACGTTTACTTCGCTCATTTGACTATCTCCTCTGTTGCTCCTACAACCACTCGTTTAAGTCCCTTATCTCTCTCAACATTAAATGCAATTGCACGATACCCTTTTTTTGCTGGGTCCATGTCATTAATCAAATACCTGGGACCTCTCTCGATACCCATCAGTAGTTTGTCCCACGGTACATCACTCAAAAGTAGTTCCTTTACCGTGTGGTTACGAAGTTCCTCAGGTCGGGCGGTGGTGAAAACAATCATACACCCCTCTCTTTTCCACTTCTTCAACTTCTCCAGTGCTCCTGGAGTCATGACTGGTTTCGTAGTCTTAAGTGTCTCAAACTTTCTATACTTGAAAATCGTACCATCTATATCACAAAATATTGTTCTATTCTTTTCTGTCATGTATCCTCGCTTATCTTTTTGATATGTTCTGTGTTTTTACTTTTTTGAAAGTTTTGAAAGTAGTTACTCGGAAAAACCATACGTGTCGCTCTCTCCACTTTAGTTGTATTAACTTTGAAAGATCCTGATGCTCTAGTTGTGGCAGTGGATATGCCATATCCTTTCTTTACAATGTACCATATTGCTCTACCAGCAGCAAGTTTTTCCTTTTCAGATAGTTTTGTTTCTTTTCCACGAAAACTAATCTTTTCAGGAATATAACTTTGTATGGTTCTTACCTGAATATCTAACAATTCATTGTTGTTAAACATGTTTTTTTCCTTTCGTGCGGTGTCGCACTAACAAACGCTTGGGTTGAGATCTTGCTCGCTCACTAAAGTATATGTAAATGAGTTGCCCCACTTGTCAGCAGACTTGTTGCAAGTGTCCATGAACTCATAGAAGTCCTTGCTGCTCTGAAACACCTGACATCCTGCCGATACTCCGCCGGTATACTCTCGCTCGTCTGAACCGAACTGTCGGTGAATGTTGATGCCGTACATGCCCTCGTCTTCTGGTCCCACATAGTCTGGCGTAGAGTCCCTATTATCGTCTCGCCACACACGTACCTTACCAGAGCGCTGGCAGAGTGCAGTGTACTTTCGTTTACCTCCATGGGTATCGATCTTATATGTCGAACGATACTGCCCTGGAACTAGGATCGCTGTGCCCTTTGAGTTGATTGGGCGCTTGAGAATATTCATACCAGGTTCTGTTGTCGCTGGGTAGATGTCACACACCCACTCGCCATCTACCTTATACAAAAGATTAATAAAGTCATCAAACTTTGTTGCGTCGCCAGAGTCGTTTCGTACACCGACGATATTTAAATTGTAGTCACCGTTTTCGAAAAACGCATAACCCATGCTTGCAAGTGCAGTTCTATATTGGTCGGACATAATCTTTGCCGACAGTCCAGTAAGTTTAGCCATTGTATTTCCTCCTATGCTAATATCTTAAACATTTTTCTAACAGACCTCGTGCTAAATCCCCACTGAGCGTCCCAGTTTAACCTGGCCATATAAGGTCTATTTATATAAATTTTATCCTTGCTGGGGTCTACGCCCCAACACTTAATCGTATTTTCTTCTGAGTTGGTGTCTATCACCTTTACCAGATAAAACAGTTTACCATTTTTTGTTTTCTTTTGCAAGACTTCTCTTGGAATAAACCAACAAACCTGCAGTTCTTGATCAAACTCCGAAATGGGGGGTATCATCATTTCATCAAGTCGACGTTGTAACGCTTCGTCGACGACTGAACTGACAGGAAAAACACCCACTAAGTTAACAAGGTGTTGCAACTTCTCGGACTCAGTAAAATCACCCTCAGGTTCAAAGCGTTCAATGTTTTCAAGCAAGTTCTTCTCCTTCCTTGGACGTTCGACTGCAACTGCAGACCAGAAGTGCTTCAGTCCTGAAAATCGTTGATCCATAAGGCAGTTGAGTGCCTGACTTAACGTAAGCGCATTGACTGCTTTCTTATTTAACTTAGAGTATATGATGTTCTCGTTAAAAAGAAACTCCTCCACTGTATCGAACGGTCTATTTTCAATAATTTGCGCAATGGCAGTAGACCCAAGACCTTTAATAGAAGATAAGGGTTGTATAAGAGTCTTTCCATCCTTGCTGATCTCCCATCTAACCCCGGATGTATTAACGTTTAATGGTTCAATCTTATACCCGTACGACTTTGCGACATTGATTGCTCGCTCCTTTCTCTTGTCCGGTTCCTTATCTAAAAATGCCGCCAGCCAGCATTCAGGATAATAGTTAAGAAGATAAGCACACTGATAAGACAGCACGCAATAGGAAACAGCGTGAGACTTGTTGAAACCATATCCAGAAAAATATTCAAACTTTTCCCACAACTCTTTCGCTTCATGCTGCTTCAACCCCTTCTCTATGCATCCTCTACGAAACTTATCGTAGATCTTATCCTTTTCTTGTTGCACGGCACCAGTTCCCTTCTTGGTGAGCAACTTACGTAATTTGTTGCCCTCATCTAGGGACAGGTTTTTGCCAAGTTTGTGGGCAAGCATGGCGATCTGCTCCTGAAAGATGAGAAATCCATAAGTTTCAGAGGTTATGTCACGCACCTCGTCACTCAAATATTCCACATCTCCCGGATTTTCTTTCGCTCCTATGTACATCTTATCCACACCTGCTGACAGTGGTCCTGGACGATAGATCGACGTGATCGCCGCTAGGTCTGTGATGTTGTTTGGTTTAGCGTGCTTACAGAAAGATTGAGCACCACCTTCGGTAAATTGAAAAATACCTGCCCACTTACCTTCATGAAATACGTTTTTCCATACCGCATCGTCCGCCAGATCAATTCTCTCTGGATGCAAATTGGTCTCATAAAAAGATTTTATGTCCTCAAATGTAGGATTTTCGATATTCTCATATCGCACAAGTATGTGCCTAATTGCATCTTCCATCATTCTCAAGGATGCTAATCCGAGAATATCAAATTTGATAAAACCCATGGGTTCAAGGTGTCGAACGTTTTGACCCTCCGACCAGGGGGTTTGTCGTACGCCGCCGGAGTTGATAAGAGGCATCCACTCATTCAGGTTCTCCCCAATAACGACGCCGCCAGCATGTCTAGATGCAGACCTAGTCTGTCCATAGAGCATATTCACGTGAGTCTCGACTTCTGGATATTTCTCCAAAAACTTCTGCAAGGACTCAGAGTACTGCATTAGTTCTTCAAATGTGGGATTATACACACCAGCAGTTATACCATGTGCCTTTTTAGCGAGGGGTGTCGCCTCGTAAACCATCTTATTCGTGACCGCATTAACCTCAGAAAATTCTATCTTATAAAACTTTGATATATCCTTTACGAGAGACCTCAACTGTAGCGTGTTCCAGTTCGTTATTGGCACTACGACGTTGTCGCCCCACTCTTCAATAAGTTTTTCTTTCAGGACCATCGGGTCGGAGACGTCATAATCGATATCGGGATATCCCGTGCCACCTTTTGTCATAAAACGCTCAAATTGGAGTCCGTAACGAATCGGATCAATTTGAGTGATACCTAAGGCATAGGCAACCAGAGAACCCGCCGCAGAACCTCTTCCTGGCGCTGTGAGTTGCATTCTCGTTGCCTCTTCTGCAATCTTCTTCATAGTCAAGAAATACTTGCTAAACCCACGCTCCTCAATCACATTGACTTCATACTTAAGTCTCTCTATATACTCGTTATTGTCATGAAACCCTTTCTCTTTAGCGCCGGCTACGCACAAGACTGCTAATGCTTGACCGGCAGACTGTCCATCGGGCACAACAAAATCAGGAAGTCGTACAGTATTGTCTGGCATAAATTCATCTATTAGATCGTGAGCGATGTCGTATGTACTAGTAATCGACTTGAGCACCAAATCGTCATCATATTCAACACCCGCTTCTGCTGAGTACTTCTTGTAACTCTCCCACATTTGTTGTCCGTTCTTAGGGTATAGTTCATACCCAATCTCCTCAACATCAATGGGCAATTCTTCACTCAACCACTCGACTTTCCTACCTAAGAACCCGAGGCGCTTGTACAACTCACGATCCTTCCAAGCGTCAGGGGAGTAATAGTGTGAGTCCGCTGTCGAGATGAGGTCTATCCCGTACTCATAGTGCAT